GCAGCAGAGCGGGCGCGAAACGCACCACGCAAGCGCAAGCATCCTGGCCTCATCGACTAGACCCCCACCAGGGACCCCCTCCCCGCCCGGTCAGGACACCGGTAAGAGCTGTCGGTTTTTGTTTGTACGGGTCTGGGGAAATTACAACTACCCACAAGCGTTGAACTAGCAACGCAAACGCCGGGCGGCGGGGTGAGGGCGTAGGGGAATTTAGAGGGGTGCCAGGTTGCCGTCCTGGTACACATTCTCCGTGACGGTGATGTATCGCCCCTGCGAATAGAACTCGATCCGCTGCCCACGCCACATGCGCTTGAAGCCACGCTGAGGGACGGCCGTCCCCCAGATGTGCAGCCCGCGCCCAGACGGCGAGACCTCAACGTAGGAGCCTTCGTAGTACGCGAGAAGAACGCGAGCGGCCTCGTTGGGGATGCCATGCTCATCGAGGCACCCGTCGAGGTCGATACAGCCGATGCCGTCCCCGAGGACGAACCCCAGGGGAGCGCCAGTCGCGCTCGCGGCCGCATGAGTGCTCCACGTGCTCGGGTCAGTAACTGAAGCCCAACGCCCGGTGCGCGAGCACACAGGGCGCTTGTCGATGTGGTTGACCCATCGGGGGCGGTTGATGAGCTCGGCGGGTAGCGCTCGCGGGGCATGTGTCTGTGCGGCGCGGTGGTGAGCGACTCGGCATCGGGTCGAGCAAAAGCGCGCGTCGGCGCGCGCCCAGTGTCTGAGCGGAGCCGAGCAGTGTTCGCATGTCCTCACGTCTCCTATTGTAACGGATAATTCGTTGGTATTCTGCGGATAGGCGGGGGTGGTTATGGCTGGTCGTGGCCCCGCGCCGAAGCCGAAGGGCTCGCGAGCTCGCCGGAATAAGGACCCCCAAGTCCTGCGCATCATCACGGCGCAACCTGTCGAGCAGCCGTCGCTGCCGGTCATCGAGCAAGTTGTCCTCGACGAGAACGGCAAGCCGAGGAAGAAGCGCTTCACGTGGCCGACGGTGACTCGCCGCTGGTGGAAGATGTGGGGAGAATCCCCGCTCAGCGCGGAGTACACGGAAACAGACTGGTCATTCCTGCTCGACACCGCATACCTGCACGCCCTGTACTGGAAGGGCGATTATCGAGTTGCCGGCGAACTGAGGCTGCGCGTCGCTAAGTTCGGGGCCACACCCGAGGACCGCGCCAGGTTGAGGATTCAGTTCGCGGTGGCCGATAACCTCGAAGACGACGCCGACAGCGCCATTGATGATGTGGTGCCCGTTTCTGCGCGGGCGCGCAGACGGCAGAAGAAGCTGAGGGCGGTGTAGCGTGCCCTGGCAACCGATCGACGAGGACGACGAGTTCCCGACGCTCGGCTACGACGTTGCGGACTGGATGATGGAGTTCCTCCTCATGCCAGACCGTGACGAGGACAGTGAGGAGCACATCCCGTTCGTGCCGACGCAGGAACAGATTGAGTTCCTCGCGAGGCTGTATGAGCTGGACCCGGAGACGGGCCGTCGAGTCAAGCAGCGCGCGGTGTTGTCGCGTCCGCGTGGTTGGGGTAAAAGCCCGTTTCTCGCAGCGATCTGCTGCGCTGAAGCTATGGGGCCTGTGCTGTGCGACGGGTGGGACTCAGATGGCCAGCCGGTCGGTGTGCCGTGGTCGACACGGAGGACCCCTATCGTGCAGGTCACGGCAACGACGGACGATCAAACGGCGAACACCTGGGACCCGCTCCTGGAAATGCTGCGCGGCTCTCCGGCTGAATCGGAGTATGGCCTCGACCCCATGGATTCGTTCGTAGCACTGCGTCGCGGCCGCATCGAAAAGCGCACGTCGTCAGCGACCTCCGTCAAGGGGGCGAAAGCCGTCATGGCGGTCATGGACCAGACAGAGACGTGGCTACCGTCGAACGGCGGCCCGAAGCTGGCGAAAACGTTGCGCTCGAACGCCGACAAACTCGGGGGCCTCACAATCGAGACCCCCAACGCCTACACGATCGGCGAACGCTCGGTCGCGGAAACGACGGCGAGATTCTACGAGCTGATCCAGGCAGGCAAGGTCAAGCCCGAAGCCGCTCGGGGCCTATACTACGACCACCGTGAAGCCCCGCTCGACACCGACATCTCGGACCGTGAATCACTCCTGGAAGGTCTACGGATCGCCTACGGAGACTCGGCAGCAGACCCCAGGGGATGCGCCATCCACGAGCCCGAGTGCGAACCCGGATGGGTGGACCTGGAACGTATCGCGGATAGCTTCTGGCACCCGGATAACGATCCCGCAGGGATGTGCTCGGACTTCCTCAACCAAATCACCTCGGCGTCGGACGCATGGCTCACGATGCCCGAGCTGCGAGCCATCGAAGACCACACGAAGCAGATCAGCTCCACCGAGCCGATCACGCTCGGCTTCGACGGCTCCGAAGGCCGGAAGATCGGCATAGCGGACGCAACGGTCCTGATCGGCTACTCGGTGACGCAACGGCACCTGTTCAAGGTCGGGATTTGGAGCCAGCCAGACGGCCCCGCAGGCGAAGGCTGGCAGCCGCCCCGCCTCGAAGTCGAGCAGACCGTGCGCGACGCTTTCGAGCGGTTCAATGTGGTGGGGTTCTATGCGGACCCGTCGGCGGGATGGGCTCAGGACGTGAAGGGTTGGGAGGCGCGTTACTCGCGCCGTCTGCGTGCCAAGATCAGTGCGTCCGAGCCGATCAGGTACCCGCAGCGAAACGTTGCCAAGACCTGCGAGAACTTCGCGCAGCTCTTGTCCGCGATCCACCAGGAACGCATCACGTATGACGGTGACCCGATGATCACGGCGCACCTGCTCAACGCTCGTAAATCGCCCAGGCAATCGGGCTACGTCCTCGTCAAACCTGCGGACGACCAGGACTACTCGAAGATTGACGCCGCCTGGGGCGCCATGTTCGCCTACACGGCCGGACTCGACGCCGTCGGCAAGGGCGCAGCCAAGCAAACCAGCCGCCGGGCACCGAGGCGGCTCTACTAACACACTGGGGGAGGAGGCCCCACCTCATGACGAAAACGCCCGAGGAATGGCTCGCTTACCTCACCGCAAAGATGGACAAGGAGCGTCCACGAACGGACCTCCTACGCTCATACACCAACGGATCATCTCCCCTGCCGGAGATGGGCCCTAATCTCGCAAAGGCATGGCTGAAGTTCCAGCGGCGTGCGCGCACCAACCCCGGCAAACTCGTCGTGTCCGCACTCGCGGATCGACTCATCCCCAACGGGGTGACAGTCGGAGCCAGCGAGGACAGCCCCGCAGCTCAGGCGGCCGCGCGCATCTGGCGCGACAACCGCCTCAAAGTGGTCTTCGCGGACGCAATCTGGGACGCGGCCACCCTCGGCCACGGCTACCTCCTGGTCACCCAGGACGAAGACGGCCGAGCATGCGTCACCTACGAGCGCCCCGAACACATGTACGTCGAATCGGACCCGGTCAAGCCTTGGCGCGCGCTCGCGGCAATGAAGGTCTGGCGAGACCAGGCGGCCGGCCTCGACCACCTCGTGATGTGGACTCCGGGCCTACGCATGTCCTACACGCGCTCGGCATACGACAAGTCGCGGCAACTGATCTCCCGTGTGTCCGGGGACTGGCGACTCGACCTCGGCGGCGTCCAGCCCTTCGAGGGAGCGCCCCCGGTCGTGGTCCTCGAGAACAGGCACAGCATGGGCGAGTTCGAGCACGTGCTCGACCTGATCGACCGAATCAACTGGCAGACCCTGCAGCGCTTGGTCATTATCTCGATGCAGGCCTTCCGACAGCGAGCACTGAAGTCGTCTGAAGGGTCGGCGGGTCTGCCGGCCGAGGACGAGTCCGGGAACGCGATCGACTACCAGGCGATCTTCGAACCCTCACCCGCAGCCCTATGGGAGCTGCCCCCGGGTGTGGAAATCTGGGAATCGTCCCAGACGCAGATCACGGAAATCTTGAACGCGACCAAGGACGACTGGCGCGAATTGGCAGCCGAGACCGCAACGCCTCTCTCGATCATGCTCCCGGACTCCGCGAACCAGTCGGCGGCGGGAGCGGAACAGCCGCAGAAGGCACTCCTCTCCAAGGCAGGCGACAGGATCGAGCGCTTCAAGCCAGCGCTCGCATACCTCATCGTCAAGGCACTCGCGGTCGAGGGATACACGCTGGACGAGACGGAGACCGTGGAGGTCCTGTTCGTCCCGCCGCACGCTGTCTCCCTCACTGAGAAATACGCTGCGGCCGTCCAGGCGCGCAATGCCGGCGAGGCGCTCGAAACCATTCAGCGCAACATCCTCGGATACTCGCCGGAGCAGATCGCACAGGACAAGCAACGCCGTGCTGAGGAACAGATCGCGTTGGCATTCGCACTCCAAGACAAGCCGCAGCTGACAGACGAAGCCGTACCCCCGGGTACGGGGGGGGGAGACCCGGCAGACCTGAAACTCAGGTTTGACGCCCTCGGCACGGCGATCCGCGCCGGAGTCGCTCCTGAATCAGCGTCGGAGGTCGTCGGCCTCGACGGAATCCGATTCACGGGCGCCGTCCCCGTCGCACTCAGGCTCCCAGAGACACAGTCAGCGACACTCGAGGAGAAGTAACAATGACGGACCTGGACTCGCTCAACAGCCTCACTGAGGCCTATGACAGCCAGGTCCACAAAATCCGACAGCAGATCACCGCCTTCGGACAGGCCTACTGGGACTCACTCCCGCACTACAGGGCCAGCGCCGTCGAGGACATGATCCAAGCGATCACCCCCAGAGTGACCGCAGGCCAGCTCCGCATAGCCGACCTGACTCGCGCGTACCTCGCCCAGTGCGCCCGCGAGCTCGGCTGGAAGGTCGTCCTCCCACCCATCGACCAGGACGAGATACGCGGCGCTCGCGGCGTAGACCCCCGCGTCGTCTACCGTCGCCCAGCCGTCGACGTGTACACCGCGCTCGCGGCTGGCAAGCCTCTGCCGCAGGCTGCGGCTGAGGGGCGGCTGCGTCTCACACAGCTGATCGGTGGGGACATGCAGCTCGCGAAGGTGCATGCCTCCCGTCAGTCGATGCGGGGCTACCCGGAGGAGGGGCAGTTCTATCGGCGTGTGCTCACGGGGCGCGAGAATTGCGCGCTTTGCGTTGTCGCGTCGACGCAGCGCTATTACCGTGGGGACCTGCTGCCGATTCACCCCGGGTGTGACTGCGGCGTGCAGCCTCTTCCTCCTGGCATGGCGGTCAATCAGGTGATTGACGAGGACTTGCTCGAACAAGTCCACCAGATCACGGCGGACCGCCTTGGCGTCTCTGACCGGGGTGGGCGTACTCCGGATTATCGGAAGCTCTTGACGGTCAGCGAACACGGCGAGTATGGGCCAACGCTGTCGTGGGCGCAGCCCAAGGCCAAGCCTAAGCCCAAGGCGGGGGAGTCTGAGCCGCCTAAGCCTCCCAAGCCCCCGAAGAAGACCACAGCACAACCGCCGGACGACTCCGATCGTTTAAAGCGCCTGATGAGCGTTCCTGCCGAAAAATGGCATAAGACGCTTCAGTACGAGGGTGGGGACGTGACAGGGATTCCCGGAGAATTCCTGTATCCGGGGCATGGGGACGGACGGGTGTTCATCCCGGCAGTTTCGGTCAGAGACGCGCCCAGTGAGCATGAGGTGCTCACGGCGCTGCGCCTGGCGGAAGAGGGAGTGGACGTGCTGTTCCGCATAGATTCGCGCGAAGAAGGTGTGAAGAACCCAGACGTGGAAATGAATCAGCAGGTCTGGGAGTTCAAAGCGCCCACGGGGGAAGGCAAGAACACCGTCGATTCGCAGATGAAGCGAGCGGGGAAACAGGCTGAACGCCTGGTCCTCGATCTACGCCGTAGCGAACTCGACGATAAGAAATCGATCGGGGATGTCCGGCAAGGTATGCAGGGTCGCCATCTTACCCAAGTGATTGTCATAGATCACGCAGGCAATATTGTCCACATTCCGTGAGTGTGCTACCCTAGCGGTGAGGACATCCCGGCAGCCCCTTCGGGCAGCCCAGGTGTCCTTTTCACATAATGCTCAAACTAGCCGACCTCGGACGTAATGCCAGGGTCGGTTTTTGATACCCCAACAAGTAGCCCCCAGCCGTAACGGCGTGGGGGCTTTCGTGTACCCGGAATGGGAGGAACCACCATGAAGAACCACCTGAAGCACCGTCCCTACCTTCGATTTGTCGACGGCGCGTCCGCAGAGACGGGCGGGGACTCGCCGGCCGCGCAGGAAACCCCCGCTGCCACCGCTGAGGCTGCGGCCAAGCAGGTTGACTGGGAGGCTGAGGCGCGGAAGTGGAAGGAGCTCTCTCGCAAGAATGAGTCTCGGATGAAGGAGAACGCCGAAAAGGCGAGGCTCTATGACGAGGCTCAGGAGCAGGGCAAGTCCGAGCTGCAGAAGGCACAGGACGCGGCGGCGAAGGCTGAGGCGCGAGCTGCGGCGATGGAGGCCGAGGCGATGCGAGCGAAGGTCGCGGCAGCGACGGGCGTGGACGCAGACCTGCTGTCTGGCTCGTCAGAGGAGGAGCTGAGGGCATCTGCTGAGCGCCTCCTCGCCTGGCGAGGTGCGCAGGGCCCCAAGGGTGCTCCCGCGGCTGATGCGGGAGTTCGTGGTGACGAGATCAGGGCTGCCAGGCAGCTCACCAGGGAAGACCTCAAGAAGATGTCTCCCGCAGAGATCATCAAGGCCCGCCAGGACGGGCAACTGAACAACATCATGGGCATCGCATAAGCGAGCCAAGAAAGGACACACAATGACTCTCACGCATTTCATTCCGGAACTGTGGTCGGCAAGCATCCTCGAGAACTTCCGCCGTGACACGGTGCTCGTCGGGATGGCCAACCGCGAATACGAGAAGGACTTCACCGCGGGCTCGAAGATTCACATCCCCGGCATCGTCGATGTGAAGGTCAAGGACTACAAGACCGGCGCGGTGACTGCGTCCGGCGGCACTAAGGTGCCGCGCACGACCGTCCCCGATGCCGTGGAGTCCACGGGCATCGAGATCACCATTGACCAGGAGAAGAGCTTCGACTTCCTGGTCGACGACATCGACGCCGCGCAGGCGAACCAGTCTCTCGATGCCTACACCAAGTCGGCGGCGGCAGCGCTCGTTGAGGACGCGGAAACCTTCCTGACCGCGATGCTGACCTCCAAGGGCACGGCGGTCACGGGCATCGCGAACCCGACGAACTGGGAGACGGCTTACGCCGCGATCCTGAAGCTGCGCGGCAAGCTCTCGGCTGAGAAGGTCCCCGCCATGGACCGCGTGCTCCTGATCAACGCGGCGTTCGAGGAGTTCCTCCTCTCTGACGGTTCGAAGCTCACCAGCTTCGACAAGTCGAACATGACGGACGGCCTCCGTGAGGCGACAATCGGTCGTCTCCTGGGCTTCGACGTGGTCACGAGCCCTTGGCTCGATAACACGAAGCCGATGGCCGTCGCCTTCCACAAGCCGTCTGTGGCCTACGTGTCCCAGGTCGAGAAGACCGAGTCGATGCGTGCCGAGCAGACCTTCGCGGACCGTGTTCGTGGTCTTCACGTCTACGGCGGCGCGGTTCTGCGCCCGAAGGCGATCCAGGTCTTCAAGGCGGCGTGATGCAGGTCAAGGGAGAAAACGGGATCACGTTCGAGCTCGCGGACGAGGTCGCCACGGCAATGATCACGGCAGGCATCCTCGAGGAGGTCACCTCCGATGAGGACGCGCTGCCCACTGAGGCCTCGCCTTCCAGTGAAGACATGCCGGCCGACGAAGGCGACACTGCTGAGGAGACTTCGAAGAAGTCCAAGAAGTAGGGGGGACGATGCCTGTTCCGCTGGTAACTGTCGAGGACATCGAGGCCGCTCTCGGCCGTCCCCTCACAGACTCGGAGTCGGCGCGGGCAACGTTCATCGCTGACAAGCTCGCCGAGGCCTTCAAGGCGCGCGCACGCCAAACGTTCACCGTCGAGGCATACACGCACCGCCTGAAGGTCGACGCGGGCGGACGAGTCGTCCCCACACGGGCGCCGCTCATCTCCGTCGAGGCTGTCACGACCGACGACGGACAGGCGATCCCCTACACCGTCAGGCACGGCTTCATCCAAGTCGCATCGCCCGCAAGTGAGTTCGTGGTCGTTACCTACACGGCAGGCCTCGCCGAGGTCCCCGCAGCGGTACGACTACAGCTCGCAGACAGCGTGCGACGTATCCTCCTCATCCCCGACGCGGCCGCACAAGGGGCAACCCAAATGACCGAGACGACGGGGCCGTTCACGCAGACCCGTCAGTACGCCACATGGGCAGTGGGCGGCCAAGCCATCCTCTCCCCAGACGACCAGGCGCTCGCGGATGCGTACCGTCCGCGACGCGCTGGGCATGTCTGGGTGATGGGAGGGGCCTGACGTGATGGAGGAATGGAAAACCCCGATTCAGGTAGAAGGGACCGTCCATCGTGACGGGGACGGCTACCTCGTCGAGGAATCGAAGCCGCGCCTCATCGGGGGTTGCCTGATCGCGCCGGGACAGTTCACTGTGCCGGGCTTGCTCGATCAGGCAGCCTCTGAGCGGGCCGACGAGACCGCGACACTCTACCTCCCGAGGGGAATAACGCTGAGCGTCGGGGATGTCATCCGGGTGCCGGCCGAGCACCCTCTCGGCGGGACGTGGAGGGTCGAGGAGCCATACTCGCCGTGGCCGCGCGGGACGGCAGTCGTGATCTCACGGAGGTGACACGTGACAGTCAAGTTCGTGGTCAGCTCGGCCGCGATCGAGGCACTTCTACAGTCTGCGTCGATCAGTGAAGCCATGGTCAGTGAAGCCGAATCGCTGCGTGCAGCGGCGGCAGCAGCGGCCCCGAAACGGGACCGCGTACTCACCGAGGCGTACAAGGTCGAGGCTGTGACGGCAACGGTGAAGACACGCCGAAACGGATCATCCCGAAGGGCAGCCGGCCGCGTCGTCAATGACGCCCCACACGCCGTGCCTGTCGAGTTCGGGCACTTCACCAGAGACGGCCGCCGCGTCCCCGGACGCCACACGCTCGGCAAGCTCGCGGGCTCCAAGCGCGCACGACGAGGAGGCCGGTCATGAAGTACACGGACCCCGTCCAGGTACTACGAGACGCGATCACCTCAGCAACGGGGGCGCAGACAGTACGGGTGATCCAGGAGGGCAGCCTCCCGGACACGTGGCCTATGCCGCTTGTGCATGTCTACGCGACCCAATCACAGGACCTCGACTTCGAGCGCATCACCTCCGTCGTTGTCGACGTGTACGCCAAGACCCCCACAGGGCCAGGCGTCGGCGGCGCGGAGGCGCTCGCGGATGAGGTTGTGGATGCTCTGTCAGTTCGTCCTGTGGTGGGGGCCTCTGGGTGGGTGGATGAGGCTTCTGTGCCGTCTCGCCTGGGGGTGCGCGCCGCTTATGGCGTCGTTGAGGTGGTGGGCCTCAGCGTGGAAGTCACTCAACGTCCCACCGACTAACCAATATCTGATCTGGAAGGGAAACCGATATGGCCGACACGACGACCATTGAAGCGCTGAAGAAGAAGCACAACAAGGCGAAGAACGTGCGCAAGGCGCTCAACGTTCTGGCCTTCGTCGCACCGATCACGACCGCTGTCCCGGACGCGCTGACGGGCGCAAGCGGCGCGATGAAGGAACTCCCCGCGGACTGGACTCCGCTGGGAATTTTCACGACCGATGGCGGGGAGATCACGCCTGACGTGTCCGTCGACGACGTCGACGGCCTGGGCTACGCAGAGCCTGTGCGCTCTGACCTGACCAAGGCAACCAAGACGATCAAGCTCAACATCTTCGAGCTGTTCCGCAAGGAGATGCTGAGCCTGACGCACGGCGTTGATCTCTCGCAGGTCAAGGCGAACGCGACCACGGGAGAAGTGGTGTTCGATGATCCGCTTCTTCCCTCCATCCCGGAGAAGCGTCTGCTGCTCGTCGCTGCCGACGGCCCTGCCGACGACGAGTGGCTGATGGGTTGGTGCTTCACGCGCGCCAAGCTCATCTCGATGCCGACGATCTCGCTCAAGGCGACGGACCCGATTACTGGCGACCTCGAATTCAAGGCATTCGCCGACGAGACCGCAGGAACGGCCTGCCGCAATTACTACGGCGGCTCGGCGATGCTCAAGCACCGTGACATCACGGGCTTCAGCGTCTGACACATGCTGCGGGCGGGGGCCGGGGATGTTCTCCCTCCGGCCTCTGCCCGCTACCACCCCCAGGAGAACACAGTCGATAGGACAACCATGGATCAGCTGACCTTCACGAAGACGATCAAGACGGACGACGGGAACGACCTCGTACTCACGCGAGTCACCAACGACGCTGCCGACGCGAACACTCTGCGCGCACAGGGATGGGCTGAAGCCCAGCCCGACGAGCCGGAAGCGGACGCGCCGACGCTGCCTGCCCCGCCGGCCAGCACCCAGCGCCGCGACAACTGACAAATACCAACTAGGAGAACACCAATGGCAGACAAGATCACCCCCACCCTGACGCTCTCGGCCCTCAACAACCTCGACGGCGCAGCAGAGGTCACCCCGTTCACCTTCGGGCTCAACAATCGCGTCGTGACCTTCCCGGACCCCCTGGGCCTGAGCCCCGAGGCCGGCGAAGACCTCCTCCTCGACCTTGGCGGCGGCAAGCGCGCCACCGAGGTTATCAACAAGTGGCTCTCGGAGGAAGACGCCGCATTCGTCACCAAGCATCTGACTCTGCGTCAGATGCTGCTCCTCATGCGACAGGCGTCCAATCACTACGAGGCCTCGCTCGGGTCCCTGGGGGAAGGGCGCGCCTCTACGACCGCCTGACACGGTACGAGAGGCAGATCGTTGCGGACCTCGCGGAGCAGGGCTGGGACACATACGCCCTGTTCCGTGACCGCCGATACCGATTCCTGCTGACGCTCATCGACGAGCTGCCCTCAACAAGTCGAACTGTCGCGGCGATACTCAACGACCCAGAGGTCGCAATCGAAACCGCGATGGCGATCGCTGAGGCTGAGGACGACGACGACACCGAGGCACAGCTCCGAACACAAACCCCCGAGGTCAGAGTCCTGCAGGACATCTTCGACCTGCTGGTCTCGGCCTTCGGAGGAAAAGAAACCTACCCGCGACCCGAGAGCCTCACCGCGATCGCACTCGAGGACGCGCGCACGAGCGTCCGAGACCGCAGCGCCCACGAGGCGCTCGCGGCTCTCATGCCGGGGTGGAGTCCACAAGAAACCTGAATATCTACCTGTAGGAGGTCTGCGTGGCTGGCGTGTATCAGGCAGGCACTGTCTATGTCGATGTGGTTCCCTCGATGCGGGGGTTCTTTAAGAGCATCGAGAATGCGACAGCCACGCAGCTCCCGCAGGTGGCTGGCGACGCGGGCAAGAAGTACGCGGAGCGATTCAAGGAGAAGGTCTCCGAGTCTGGCAAGGACCTCGTCAACGCGATCGCCGATCCTCTGGGCAAGTCAACGGCCCGCCTTCGTCAGGAGGCCGCGCAGGCCGGGGAAGCCCTGCAGGAAGCACACGCCAAGGTGGAAAAGTCCTCCGCGGCGCTCGCGAAGGCACGCGCCGAGGAAGAGACCGCAGCGACTGCGGTGGAGCGCGCCGAGCGTGCGCTCGCCGCCGCACGGTCCAGCTCATCCGCTGACTCGGCGGCGGTCGCTCGCGCGGAGTCGGCGCTGGCCTCGGCGCGTGAAGCGTCGGCTGCGGCCAACAAAAAGGCCGATCAGGCGTCTGCTAATCACGCGGACTCTCTGCGCAAGGAGAAGGCCGCGTCCGACAGCGCGAAGGCGGCAACCGAGGCGCTTGACCAGCGTATCTCGAAGGCCCCGTCCAACTGGGAGCGCTTCACGACGTCGCTGAAGGGCTGGGTGCGCGAGGCCGACAACGTCGAGCGTGAAGCCCACGAGGTTGATTCCTCTCTTGGCCTCGTTGGCTCGGGCGTGACGTCGCTCGGGGGACTCGTGACCTCGGCGCTAGGACCGCTCGCGCTCCTGGGTGCGGCTGTCGGTATCGGTGGGTTCGCCTCCGAGGCCATCGCAGCCTCAGACGCAACGAACAAATTTGCGGACACGCTGCGGTTCGCTGGCGTCGATGATTCGATGATTGAGCGCCTCGGGGCATCTGCTCAGGAGTACGCCGACAGGACGGTGTACGATCTCGCGGACATTCAGGGCATCACGAGCCAGCTCGCCGCGAACAGTGTGGATGGCTTTGACCGTCTTGCCGAGGCAGCCGGCAATTTGAACGCGGTCTCCGGTGGAACGGCTGACACGTACAAGAGCCTGGGTCTCGCCCTCGTCCAGGTCAACGGGGCCGGAAAGTTGCAGACCCAGGACTGGAATCAGATCGCCAACGCCATCCCGGGCGCGAGCGGCAAGATTCAGCAGGCTCTGTCCGATATGGGGGCCTACACGGGGAACTTCCGTGAGGCCATGGCGGAGGGCCAAATCTCTGCGGAAGAGTTCAACCAGGCGCTTCTGCAGCTGGGCTTTGATGACGTCGCGGTCGCGGCCGCGTCGGATGTGTCTCGCATCGAGAACGCGGCCGGCAACTTGCAGGCGACGATTGTCGGCGGGTTCAAGGACATGATTGACCTCGCGAAGCCGCAGCTGACCGACTTCATGAGTTGGATGTCGGACACGCTCGGTGCTGGGTTCGCGTGGATCAAGGACGTGGGCGTGCCCTCGATCCAGGGAATCTGGGATGTGCTCGCCAACGGGAATTTCTCGGGGCCGATCTTCGGCCTCGAGGAGGACAGCGGCCTCGTCGACTTCCTGTTCAACCTGCGTGATGCTGGCATGGCCGCCTGGGAGATGCTCAAGTCCGGCTGGGATGCGGCAACGAATCTCGCGTCCGCGTTCGCTCCGCTCGCTCAGAGCGTGTGGGACATGGTCAGCGCGTTCGGCGGGGATGGCCCGTCGGTGATTCAGCGAACCGCCGAGGCACTCAAGAGTGTGTTCGACTGGGTCGGGAAGAACACTGACATCGTTGCTCCGCTCGTCACGGCGGTCGTCGCTGGCACGGCGGCGTTCAAGGGGATGAGCGCGGCCATGGGCGCCGTGAACGCCGTGAAGGCGGCCGGCGGGCTGCTGCAGTTCGTCAAGGCAACGAACCTCGCGAAGGCCGCGCAGGTCGCGTTCAACTTCGTCATGAACATGAACCCGATCGGCGCGATCGTCACGGCGATCTCCGCGCTCGTCGCGGGCCTCGTTTACTTCTTCACGCAGACGGAGACAGGCCGGAAGGCGTGGGCAGCGATCACGGAGGCATTCCACAGCTTCGTGGATTGGATCAGCTCGGCGTGGTCGTCCACGATGGAGTCCATCTCCTCGTGGTGGACGGGCACCTGGGACGGCGTCTCGGGGTTCTTCTCGACCTACGTCGTGCAGCCCCTGCAGACAGCATGGGACGCAATCACAGCTGTCTGGGACGGCATCGTCACGGTCTTCAAAACTGCGTTCGCGATCATCGTCGGCGTTGTCCTGACGCCGATCAAGCTCTACATACAGGCGTGGGTCGCGGTCTTCACGTGGGCTTATGACAACGTCATCAAGCCCGTGTGGGATGCGATCTGCCAGGCCTTCACCTGGGCTTACGACAGCGTCATCAAGCCCGTGTTCGAGCAGATCGCTAGTACCTGGCAGTGGATCGCCGGAATAGCCACAGAGGTGTTCGGGGGCATCGTCTCATTCCTCGAGGGAGTGTGGACAGCGATCTCCACAGGAGTAACGACCGCGTGGAATCTCATCGTCGCGGGCGTCACCTGGTACATCAACACCGTCTGGAACATCGTCAGCACAGTCTTCACGACCGTCGCTGGCGTCGTCTCCTCGATCTGGAATGGCATCTCCTCCACCGTCTCGGGCGTCTGGGAGTCCATCAAGTCAACGGCGAGCGCAGCCGTCCAGTGGGTCTACGACAGCGTCACAAACGTGTTCTCGTCCATGTCGAGCGGCGTCTCATCCACCTTCGACGGCATGCGCTCAGCCATCGAGTCCGTGTGGAACAAGGTGAAGAGCGTCGCGGCAAAGCCGGTGAACTTCATCATCGACACCGTCTACACCAACGGCCTGAAATCCATGGTGGAAACGGTCGCCTCGAAGATCGGCCTCTCCCTCACACTCCCGACGATCCCCAGGATCGCCGAATACGCCGGCGGCGGCATCGTCCCCGGCTACAGCCCTGGACACGACACGATCCCGGCGATGCTCTCCCCGGGCGAGGCAATCCTCGTCCCCGAGCTCGTCCGACAGATCGGCCCGAGTCGCATCATCGCCGCGAACTACGCAGCCTCGAAGCGCCGCCCCGGCGGCTCTCCCGGCAAAGCCCCCGCCGGATTCTCCGGAGGAGGCATCGCCCACTTCGCAGGAGGCGGCATCGCAGGATGGTTCGCCGACGCAGCACGCGGCGTGAGCGAGTTCTTCCGCGACCCGCTCGGCTCCATCGCACAGCTCATCACCGAGCCCGTCCGAGGACTCATGAAGGGCATCGCCCCCGGAGTCATCGGCGAGCTCGGCGCAGGCGGCGTCGAATCCCTCCTCGCAGGAGTCGGATCATTCTTCAAGAAGAAGGCCGAGGAATCCTCATCGGCCGGACTCGTGGGCGCCGCAATGCGGGCCGTCCAGATGCAGGTCCCATATGTGTGGGGCGGCTCAGCCATCCCGCCAGGCCTGGACTGCTCCGGCCTGGTCTACTGGGCCGCGCAGCAGCTCGGTCTGGGGTGGCCGCGCCTCACGGCAGCCGGATACCAGTCCGGCTCCACACCGATCCCCTGGACGCAGGCCGCCCCCGGCGACCTGCTGTTCTGGGGAGCGCCCGCCCACCACGTCGCGATCTACGCCGGCGGCGGCCAGATGATCGAGGAGCCAAAGCCCGGCCTCAACGCCAGGCACACCGGCATCTGGGGCTCGCCAACCGTCGGCCGCTACGGCGGAGCTCGCAAGTACGACCGCGGCGGATGGCTCCCATCGGGAGTCACCGCAGCCGTCAACCAGACCGGCCAGCGTGAAGCGATCCTTACCGCGAGGCAGTGGGCCGACGTGTCCGCGCTCGCGGCCAGTGGAGCAAACGCGGTGCCGTCATTCGACGGGGCGCAGCTCAATCTCGTGCTGGATGACGGGCAGGCGTTCCGTGCGCATGTGGAGTCGATCAGCACCGGCGTCCTGGTTCGTCGTAAGCAACTCGCTGGAAGGAGCAGGTAGTGGCTCGTGAGAATCTTTGCCGCAATCCGTCATTCGCATACTTGCTGCGGGAATGGGCGAAGATCGCTCCGGCCACGGTGAGGATCGGCTCGGATACTGACTCGTGGGGCGGGCACGCTCGCCAGTCTCCGCAGTATCTGGCCATCGACGTGCCGCCCGGCACGCAGGGTCCGGCTGCCGCGCCAACGGCGGTCACTGTCGCCGGCGGGCAGACGGTCGCGATCTCGGCGCTTGTGCGCACGAGTCCTGGCCTGGCGGTTGCTGTCTCCCCGGAGTGGACCGTGGGCGGCCGCAGCGTCACGGAGAAGACTCCGGCGCTGTTGGCCGCCAGCGCGGACGGGGTTCGCCCCGTCTGGGCATTCACGGCTCCGTCTGGGGCGACGGCCGTGCGGCTTCGGTTCGAGGCCCGCACGACCTCAGCGACCGAGCGCGGCACCCTGCCGGGCTGGGTGTACGTGGACGACGTCCTCATTGTCTCGGCACCCACCCCAGGCGAGGCACTCGAGGCAGCATCGGGGGAGTTCTTCGACGGAGACACACCTCCGAGCCGCATCGGCTACTCATCGAGGGCGCTCACGCACCAGTGGACCGGCGCTCGCGGCGTTTCGACGTCGCGGGAGGTCGAGGCGGACGTCGATATGTCGTCGCTGCCTGTCGCGATTGTGGCGGGTGGACAGGCGCCCAGGGTCCAGATCGTGATTCCCCCGGCGTGCGTCCCCGCCGGGGCGGCCTGCTATGTCGAGGGCGTCACGGACACGGGCTTCACGTGGATTCCTCGCGGGGGAGTATGGTCCTCCAAGGGCTTGCAGCGCATCATTGGGGACCCGCTCGCACCGATCAACACGCCGATCAGGTACAGGCTGACGACGTCGAGGGGCCTCACGGTCGAATCGGAGCCGGTGGTCCGCTCATGGGGCGGCCTGTCGCTGATGACTGACACGGCGGGCGCGAAGCCTGTGGACGTCCTGTGGCAGGGCACTGACCAGCGTGAACTAAAACCGCGGGTGACGGAGCATGAGGTGCCGGGCCGTGCAACACCCCTGGTGGTCTATGCGCCCACGATGGGGCGCGGGACAGTGTCTCTCACGGTTCGCACGAACCTGCAGGACACGGCGGCCATGAAGACACTTCTGGCGTCTCAGACGCCGGTGGCGCTTTTCCACAACCCGCGTCACTGCGTGCAGTGCAAGCGTGGGGTGTGCGACGTCGATCCTGTGACGCTCATGGCGGTGACATCGACAACGATGGAGCGCGCACCGCGTCTTGACGTCGCCGAGCGCATCTGGCAGCTGAAGGGCACGATCGTCGATCTGCCGCAGCCGAACACCACGTTGACGCTGTCGACGTGGGACGACTTCGATAAGCGGCGACTGCCGTGGAGCGGCCTGGATGCGCGCAGGTGGCCGTGGGATCAGTTCGACAGGACTATCTGGCAGGAGGACGCATGAGCATGCCGGCCGACGTCGAGCAAATCCCGGAGGACCTGCTGACCTCGGGATACTCGGTGTCTGTCACCGTGGAGTCGTGGCTGGGGTCGCAGTACCTGGGGGAGGTGCCAGTCGAGGATGGGTCGGTGTCGTGGGACGCTGGCCAGCAGGTGCAGGGCACCCTGTCCCTGACGGTGCCCCGTGTGGGAGCTGTGCAGGGGGAGGACTGGCGAGACTGGGACCCCGTGGACCCAGAGCACCCGCTCGGCTGCTACGGGCAAGTCCTCCATGTGAGCATGACGGTCGGCTCGCTCGTCGATGCAGGCTGGTGGACGGTTCAGCTAGGCCGGTTCCTCATTACATCGGTGGAGCCGGGACCGTCCACAGTGCGAGTGACGGGAAAGAGCCTGATGCAGCGCCTCGAGGAAGACAGGCTGACGGAGCCGATGGCACCGGACCCGGCGGGCACGCTCGCGTCAGAGCTGCGCCGCTTGGTCGGTGCGCGTATCGGCGTGATCATCGATCCGGCGCTCGGCGATAGGCCCTGCCCGTCGATGTCCTGGGGCGAGAGCCGCATTGACGCTGTCTACGAGATCGCGAAAGCCTGGCCTGCGACCGTGCGCGAGGGTGGGGACGGAATCATGTATCTGTCCCCGCCGACCGCGCCGCCCACCTCGCGGCCGGCGCTGCTCCTCTCGGATGGGGAGAGCGGAACGGTTGTCGGGGTGGCGGCCTCGGTGAGCCGCGACAAGGTCTACAACCGCGTGGTCGCTCGGGGGCAGCAAAGCTCTGACGAGGGCGCCCCATCGTTCCAGGCGATCGCCGATCAGCTGACGGGACCGATGCGCGTCGATGGCCCATATGGCACCGTGCCAAGGTTCTTTTCATCCCCGTTGATTACGAGCTACGAGCAGGCTAAGCGTACAGCCGAGGCGATGCTTGCAGACTCGGTCAGGAAGAAAATCAAGGTCCCCGTGCAGCATGCCCCGGACCCGCGCATCCGACTGGACGCACACGTCGAGATTGTGACGCGGCCCGTGGACGCAGCGGCCACGAAGACGATGTGGGGCACCGTCTCGGCATACGAGGTGCCCCTCACGTACAGGGGTACACAGAAGAGCGATGTGGAGGTGAGCGTGTGAGCAGCCCCGTGATGGACCTGATTTCGACGGTGCCCGATGATCTGCCTCCCCGTTATGGCTCCGACAGGTCGCCGACGGCGATCGCGCGCGTGGTCAGCCTCATCGAGGGTGGCCGTGCCCTCAACGTCAGCCTGTACGGCGGGCCTCCCATCCAGATTTCAGCGACGGCCGTCAACTGGAACGGCGTCGAGACCGCGCACGTGCTGCTCGACCCAGATACAGGGCGAGCATTGCACGCGCTGGGGCCCGCACCTAAGCCCGAGAACCCGCTTCCCCAGTGGAAAGAGCTGCCAGCTCCGCCGAAGAGCGTGTGTGAAGCAACGCTGATCCCACAGTGGGCGGGCACCTGGGATGGAACCTCTTGGACCCGGCACGGCGGCGGCGGGGCCTGGCAGGGAACCGCCGGTGGCCACCGCCTCACAGGCCTCGCAACGTTCGGCCGGCAAGCCGAGGCACTCGGACGCATCACGATCACGACCGCCACGCTGACGCTCCGCCCGCATCCGACGTCAGCCGCATGGTCAGCGCAGATCGCGCCCGCCACCTACTCGGACACCGGACCAGTTACGACGGGCGCGACGATCAGCGCCCCCGTCCAGGTGGGGGCAACCTCCCTGACCGTCGACATCACGCGCATTGCCTCCCAGCTCCTAACCCCGGGAACTGGCCTCGCCCTCGTCGGACAGACATACGGCGGCGTCCAGGCCACCGGAGACAGCCTCTCGATCCGCATCACCTACACCTCCCGATAGGACACCTCATGAGCTACCTCGACCAGCGGGGACACCGTGTCCCCTCACCTACCGACCCCGCACAGCGACAGGACCTGCTGGCCCTGTCCCTGTCCATCCCCTCCTACAAGGCTTGTGCCTCCGAAACGGCGGCAGCGCAGTACGTGTCCGCGCTCGCGGGCGTTGGCCTCACAGCCTCACCGCAGCAGCCTGTCTACGTATGGAGAACCGACCTCAACGCCGTGAGGGTGTGGGATGGGCGCCGCTGGGCTGGTGAGTCGAATCTGCAGATGGAGCTGTCTGCAGTCGGCGACGTGCCGGTCGGCTCCGGCCTCAGCGTCGGCGTGCGCAATGGCCTTGTCAAGGCCGGAAAGGTCGCGACATCCGCGACCGAGGTACAGTTTGGCAATCTGTACCTCGACTACATCACTTTCCAAACGCCCTTCCCCACCGATTGTGTATCAGTCACACTCACGCCCTTGTATGGCACCGGAGCGGGGCAATGGAACTTCAGGAACGCCCAGCAATTCTGCCTTGACTCGATGACGCGAACGGGATTCCGTGCGATGCTCCCCGGCGTAACGACGACCGGGCGTCACGCGTTCGCCTGGACCGCAATCGGCTACTGACACCCCCTGATCTTTCATGCCCTCGGACAAGCCCGTCCGGGGGCTTTCCCATACCCAAGAGGAGAAAACAATGGAACCGAATATCGAGCAGCTCATGGCGTCGATGACCCCCGCGACGGACACGCCGCCTGACGTCGTCGCCCCGATCGTTATCCCCTACGACCAGCCGGAGGGAACGCGATGAGCATGACCGCAAGCAAGGCCCTCGCGTGGGCCGCGAGCCAGATCGGCTACACCCGCTGGGATGACCCCGAGGAAGGTTCCCTGTATGGGCGCTGGTACGCCAAGAAGCATGGCACGTACTACGGGACGAGCGGTGTTCCGTTCTGCGCGATGTTCGCATCCTGGTGCCTAACTGACGACGACGGTAACTCGGTGATCCCAGGCGGTGATTTCGCCTACGTTCCCTACGGCATCAACGCTGCGCGGGCGGCCGGCCAGCTCGTCGACCCGTCGAACGCAGCCCCTGGTGACCTCATTTGCTTTGACTGGGACGGGGACGGCCTTGCCGACCACGTCGGCCTGGTCGAAGCGAACTACGGGTCGTGGGTGCAGACCATCGAGGGCAACACCTCCTCGGGCGCTGCGGGCTCCCAGTCCAACGGCGGTGGAGTCTACCGCCGGTCCCGCGATTGGGATGCCGTGTGCGCGGTCATCCGCCCCTACTACTCCGACGCAGCCACTGGCTCATCCGGCGGCTACACGGACATCACGGGAATCCAGCGCGCAGTTGGCGCGGACGTGGACAACGTCCTCGGTCCCGACACCACGCGCCGCGTGTACGCGGTCGTGGCGGCGAGCTCGTGGGGCGGCCGTCAGTTCCCCCTGGGTGTCGAGTACGTCCAGTCGATTATTGGCGCGGACCCGGACGGCATCTGGGGCGATGACTCCGACACAGCCCATGACCGCGTGGTCGGCCAGCTGCAAAGCGCGGTCGGCGTCGAGGTCGACGAATACTACGGTGCCGTCACCAACGCGGCAATCAACGCGGCGCTCGCGGGCGCGGAGAAGGGGGAATGAGAGATGGATAAGCTGTTGATGGGGCTTCAAGCGGACCCCTTCATCACGACGGTCATTGTCGGCCTTGTGTGGCCGATGGTTCAGGCTGCGCTGGACAGGCCGTGGTGGACGCGCCGCCGCCGTGTGGTGCTCCTCGTCGCGGTCGCTCTCGTCACGACTGCGGCCGTGTGGGTCTCTGGCTCGTACCCGGCGACGTGGCGTCTGCTGGTCACGCAGATGTCTGTGTTCCTGGGCGTCGCGTGGTCGGTCTACACAATGCTGTCGGCAGTCCGTATTAACGGCGCGAGCATCCTTGATTGGGTGGGCGCCGCGACTCCGGGCGGTCAGCCCCTCGATGAGCTGACGGGCACGTCGGATAGCACGCGTGATTGACATTATTGCCGACCCGAAGGTCGTCGCAGCGATTGTCGCGGCGGTGGTTGCCATCATTGGCGCTGCCGCCGCGACAGTCGTCGCGGGCCTACGGTACGTCGGCCGTATGTTCGACGCGCGGCTCGCTCACATCTCGGAGACCGCGTCCGAGGCCCGTGATGCGGCGAAGAGCGCGGACGCGGAAATCAAGAACAATCACGATACGAATGTCAGAGACGACCTAGACAAGGCGATTGAGACTGTCTGGGTCGTGTCGGACCAGATCGGCGCTCTGTCAAAGCAGGTGACGGGCCTCCTCGATCAGGGTGCCCGAATGGAGGCAACTCTCAACGCGCACAGCGAGAGCCTCAGCTCCGTGCAAGCGCGCGTCGGACGAATTGACGAGCGGGGCTCCAAGATGGCCGCCGAGCTCCACGACGAGCGGACAGCACGCGAGTCCTCACAGCGCACCATCGACGAACACGCGCATGACGCCCACGCCAGACTGCATGAGCGCCTCGACAGACTACAGGAGAAGGTAGATAAATGGGAGGAACGACAGTGAGCGGAAACGTCACGCGCCTCGACGGCTCACCTGAGCACCTCGCCTACATCACGGCGACCCTGAAGACCAAGACAGGGGAGACCACGTCCATGATGGCAGTCGGCCCCGTCTCGCGGGCAGCGACCCCGCGCGGACAGATCATGCTGCCCCTCGACCTCACGGAACCGACGCAGGTCCACCTGCGCCTCAGCATCCCCGGCCGGACACTGCGCGAAGCAACAGTCACGCTGAAGCCCGGCATGGCCTACACGCTCGACAGCGTGTTCTCCGGCGAGGCGACGCCCACCCCGGCACCCCAGACCGGCACCCCAGACGTGAATGTCTCCTGGGACGGCGACACAGCAACCATCAACGGAGTCGTCTCTGACGACGGGGACACAATCACAATCGGAGGCTAACCATGGCAAAGCCCACGCTCTACACGAAGCAAGGCGCAGACAAAGCGATCGCGAAGGCCATCGAGCCACTCGCCACCAAGGAAGAACTCGCCAGAGCCTCCGCCGGCGGAAAGGTCGACCTCGGCGAATACGCCAAGCGCACCGACCTGGCTCCACTTGCCACACGAGCCGACCTCGCAGGCTACGCAACACGCCAGCAGGTCGCTGAACTCCCGAGCCGCGCCGACCTCGCCGGATACGCCACCAAGAGTGACGTTGCGGGCGTCGCCCGCACGAGCGATCTCACGGGCCTGGCCACAAAGGCCGAACTCACGGGCCTGGCCACCAAGGCCGACGTGGCAGGCGTCGCCCACACGAGCGATCTCACGGGCCTTGCCACCAAGGCCGAGCTCGCCGAAGCCCTGAAGCGCGTCGGCATCACCGTCTGCTCGACAGAGGCCGAAGCACAGTCCCTCCCGGACGGCACGCTCTATTTCCTCGTCTCTGGCGCTGCCCCTGCTCCGTCCCCGACTCCCGGGCCTGCCCCCGCAGCTGGCCCGACGCTCGTCGCCAGCGCAGCCGGTCAGGTCGTCGGCCAGACCGTCACGATCAAGGTCGATGGCAAGGCCGGCGACAAGATCGTGATCGGCCTGAACGAAAAGGCCCAAGGCACGCCAGCGAACCTGACCGTCCCGCAGGGCTGGGACCAGATTGTCACCCCGTACTGGGTCGGCACCATGCGCGCCGTCGTCATCACCGGCCCATGGTCGCCTACCGTCACGCTGACGATGAGCCAGAATGCGGAGATCGGCTGGGCAGCCGCCTCTATCCGAGGAGCCTCCACGATCAAGGCTGGCGACGTCAAGAAGCGCCAGGCCCCGCCAACCGAGACGACGACCTGCACGGCTCCCGCGCTCGCGGGTGCCGGCGTCGTGCTGGGCTTCGCATTCGAGCGGACGAGTGCAGTTGAGTCCTCGGAGCAGGTGACTGTCTCTGCGGGCTGGGAAAAGCTCGCCTTCGCGTCGCAGGAGGGTCTCAACTATCAGACGGTGACGTTGGCGCGTCGCACGGGCTCGCAGCCTGCGGACATGGTCGTCACCTACCCGAACGCGCAGGGGAGCAATGGCCTTGCGGTGCAGGTGATCGCGCATGCCTGACCTCGTCGTTTACGAGCGCCGGCGCGCAGGCGGTGATAGGCCGGGTGTCGTGCGAGTGCGTCGGCGCGCAGGTGGGGATGTGAGCCTATCGAGGCGTGCTCCGTCGACGCCGGTGATTCCTGCAGGCGAAGACGTGGTGACGGCCTTCCTGTCGCGGCGCCCGTTCTACATCAGTCATCGGATGGGTGGCACCGAATTTCCGGAGTTCACGCAGACGGGTCTCAGTGCTTCGTTGCGCGCGGGGTTTAAGGCACTCGAGTTGTCCGTGCGGCGGTGCGCCTCGGGCGAGTTCGTCGCTATCCACGATTGGAAGACATCGAGGACGGTGCCGGGCACCGACTACCAGATTTGGAACACCCCGTGGTCGACGCTGCGCACGCTCCGCCAGGCCTCGGGTGGGTTCATGCGCCTGACAGACATTATCGATCAGGTGCCGGATGACATCGTGCTCGCCATCGACCACAAGACCACGTCCTCGGAAGACCAACGCAATCCGGGTGACCTGGCGGCCGAAGAACAGTTGTTCGACTACTTGGACACGACGTTCGGGGGGCATCCTGAGCGCAGGGTCTTGTGGAAGGTCTTTGCGAAGGGGACCGGCGCGAAGCGCGCGAAGGCCCGTGGCTACAAGGTCATGGCGATGCTCTACCCGAATGAGGTCGCGACCTTGGACCTGTCCCAGTGGGATGTCATCGGGATGGAGTGGAGCGCTGGCGCGGACGTGTGGAATCGCCTGAATGCTTCGGGCAAGCCGACGATCGCACACATCATTGTCAATGACTCGCAGGCGCGCCAAGCGCTCGCGAAGGGAGCGACGGGGCTGATGGCCTCGTATCCCTCCCTCGTCCATCCGTAGAAGATGAAGGCAGCCCCGCACCCTCAATTTGGGTAGCGGGGCTGCCTTCGTGTTTATGCGGCGGCTTTCACGGCGCTAATGAGTGCGTCGTCCGGCAGACGCACGTAACGCCGGGTTGTCTCGGGCCTCGCGTGTCCGAGGACGGCCCCGACGGCCAGGAGGTCACGAGTACCGGCATACATGGCGGTGCCACAGCGGTGCCGGAGGGTGTGCCCGGTCCAGCCAGCAGGGAGCGCCCGAGCGAGTCGCTTCGATACGTACCCAGCGGACAGGTGCCCGCCGTCTTGCCCCGGGAACAGGTAGCCGTGGCAGGCGGTCAGGGCGCGGCGCAGGTCCATGCGGATAATCGGAACATATCGGGTCTTGCCACCCTTGCCCGTCACGTACAGGCCGGTCCCGTCCCAGTCACGGGAGTGGACGCGCGCGATCTCCATGCACCGCAGCCCCGCATAAGCGCCAAGAAGAATCATCGTGCGGTCGCGGTCATCAGCCCGAGCAAGCGCGTCATGGAGCACGTCGTCAGGGACGGGACGAGCAACACCGGCGGGCACACGCACGGCCGCCAACCCCTGCGCAGGGTCGACAGGGATGAAACCCGCTCCGTGAGCCCATCGGAAAAACGCCGTGATAGACCCGCGCACGCTCTTGCGCGTCTCGGGCTTCCACGAGCCCGCGGAGAGCACATACCGCAGGTCAGTCGAGGTCACGGAGGCCGGGCCATCGGGGCATTCGCGGATGACCTTGCGAAGGTGGCAGGAGTAGAGGCGAATCGTCCGGGGTGAACGGCCAGCAGCTCGCATAGCGGTAGTCCAATCTGCGACGGCGCGGTCCCAGTCCCAGAGGCGTGTCATCTGTGTGTCCTAGTTCTCTCGCAGCACCCCGCGCTCGCGGGAGGGGGGATGAGCAGGCCCCCTGTCGCGACCCTTGCGGGGTAAGTGTTGGTGGCTGAATCACTGTCTCGCGACGGTGCGAGCGTGTCCACCGGAAAGATGCCGTAATCTAGGCGATGGAAGGAAGATCGTCGGCGTTATCCCAGCTCGGGCGCGAAGGAAACAAAAAGGTAACATTGGTACCAAGCCGATAACCGGACGGTTGTTGGTTCGAATCCAACCGCAGGAGCTCTCCCCCCGGCCCATCAGGGTCGGGGGTTTCATTGTTTGCAGAGCCAGTCATGAGCCAGTCGCGATCGACGCCGGTCTCCATTGCCCAAAGAAGCACAACGGACTTGCGCGGCTGACTCTTGTTGAGCTCGCTGTTATTGACCGTGGCGCGCGAGAGTCCCACGCGCTCGGCGAACTGGACCTGGGTAAGGCCGGTCATTTCGCGTGCCTTGCGCAGGCGGTCCCCAATGGTCCACTGAGGAACAAAGCCTGTGCTGGCGAGGGTTTGGACTGAAGTGCTCATATGCCTAGTTTCGCATATCTGGGGTGCCCATGCAATATTTCGCGCAAAGTTGAGGCGCGCCCTACATGCGTAGAATTCGCAACCTATGCACATGCCGACTTGTGCATATCTGAAAACCGTGCAACACTATGCATATGCCTACAAATCAGCTTGTGAATGTCTCTGAGGTTGCCGACATGCTCGGCATCTCCAAGAGGACTGTGCATCAGCGAATCGGCGCAGGCCGCATCGCTCCTATCCAGAAGATGCCCGGCCAGACCGGCCAGTACCTGTTCGACCGCGCATACATCGAGCAGATCGCAGCCGACGAGCGCGACGCCACCCAGCGACGCTCCGCGCTCGCGGCCGCGCCGTCTGCTCCCGAGGATTACGCGATCCAGGACGAGCGCACGGGCACCGTCATCCTCCACGCCTTCCACGGCTCCATTGATGGAGGTGACGCGGCGTGATGCGCAGCGACGCGGCGGAGCTAGGGGGTGAGTCCTCGTGACCCCGGGGTGGGTAACACCGAAGGGGGCGGCGGACTACTTGCAGGTGTCTGAGTCCACGTTGTACGCGCTGCGCCGGGCCGGGGACGGCCCCCGGTATGCGAAGCGCGGGCAGTTGGTTCGGTACTCGATTGCAGATTTGGACGCATGGATGCGTCAGAACATGGAGAACTCTAATGAGCATGAATGAAAGCTTGGTGGGCGGGCGCCCGTGTGCCGGGGCACCCACCCACCGGGAGAACACGATTAGCAGATCACTTGCCAGATTCCTTGACGGTCGTGTTCGGGTGGCCCTTACCGTAAGCGGCCGTGACGTAACGTCCGGTCACGGCGCTTCGGTAAGTGCCCTTGGAGGACTTGCCGCCTCCGCTCTTTCCGCCTTTCGCCATGCCTGTCACCTCCTTTCATGCGAACTCAAACGCCCTCAAACGGGCGTTGCACGCATGGTACGGACCCGCATGTACATTTGCGTCCACCCCGCTGTGGAGGAGGCCGTGGTCGGAGGTGGCGCAGCATGATCTTCTGTGGAGAAGGGGGCTGCACAACTACTCGCATCGAGGCGTTAAACGCTGACGAGCCGCTCATCCGTGAGGATGCGCAGCCCTGCAAGGTCCTGCGCGCCGATCACGCCCATGAGACTTACGCGGAGAGTAAGTTGCTCGAAGCAGCTGCGGTGCTGCAGCAGACGGCGCTCATCCTCGGCTCGCACCACATTCGGCTCTGGTTTGATGAGGCCCTTCTTGCGCACGCGCAGAGTGACCTCCTGCGGATTCAGGATGCGGTCCTGGCGAAGCAGCAGCGCCTGAATACGCGCGCACTCGAAGCCCTGCAGGCGTCGGAGGAACACGGCGAAGGGAGCGCAGAGTGAATCACAGAGAGACTCAGGCCCGTAAGACCTACCAGGATGCTCAGAGGGCTGTCATCAAGGCATGTGAAGACCTGCGAGAAGCGGAGATGTTCCTCGATTCCTTCGAGCGCGGTGAACGCTCAGCGGTGGGCGGTGCGGCTGCCCGCGTGGCCTCGTCGGCCGACGTTGCGAACACCCATGCGTCGAACCTTCGTGAGTCTGCGGTGGGCGGCGCTGCTGCGGAGTATCTCGCACGAGACGGGCAGCAGGCGTGCGGGTCACGACTTCCGTCGATCTCCGAAGTAATCGCGAATCGGCACACGACTAAGTTCCACGCCGGAGATGAGGTAGGCGAGGACTTCAACTGCATCCCAGAGCGCGTCGAGTTCCGCTCGCACGGCGAGCTGCCGGTAAGTATCACTATCTCTGCCGCCCAGAGTGATTTCGAGTGTGTCCTGTTGGCTCTGCAGTCGCTGCTTGATGTTGTCGAGAGTAGCGCCAAGGGTGGGGCCGGCGGACATGGTTGTCATTCTTCCTCCTCGGTGAGGTGTGGTGGCTGCACTGCTTCGTGCGGCCTGGCGGGTGTTACACACCTTACCGGGGAGGGAGCCATCCGTGGTGCGGATGGTTCGTCTTCCTCAGCATCTTCCTCCGCTTACTCCTGCGGTGCTGAGGGAGACCGTGGCCTGCCGGGGGCCAGTGCTCATACCCCGGCAGGCCACACCGTTCAGGTGTCGAAGTACAAGATTTTCGCGCATCCCGAGGGCGGGGTGCGGCGAGGTTAGCTCCGTGGGGCCGGGTTTGAGTGTTGGTGGGTTGCGAGTCTCCGCCCGGCCCCACGGTCACCAGTTGAAAAGAAAGCGCCCCGGCCGATTGGGGTCGGCCGGGGCAGTCCAAGAAAGGACTATCAGTCATGAATCAGGTTAACACGACCGAGACAGTGGCGTTGAGTGCGCCGGTGTTAGAAGCGCTACGGCGCCTCGACGCGGTCATGAAGCTGCGCAAGCGCCAGACGGCCGCGCAAAAGCGGATTGCGTTGGCGCGCTCGCGTGCGCGTGAGGCACAGGGAGGAAAGCGGTGAACGCGATGAATGTTGCGAGGCTGTTCGTGGCGCTGGCCCTGCTGGTGCTGGCGTGGTGGCTCGGGTCCCTCATTGACGGGTGGGTGGCGGCTGCGGCCGCGATCCTACCCCCGACGGCGCTCGCCGAGCGCCTGGTCTACATCGCGTGGAAGGAGCGTCGGGCATGAGGTCCGTCGAGATGATCGTTGAGTTCCCCATCGAGGACGCGAACCTGCCGATGCCGCACCTGCTGGGGCTGGCTAACGCCGCGTTCGTCGAGGAGGTCGAGCGCCAGGGGCTGCTGCTGATGTCGCCTCCGAGCCCGTCCGTGATGCACGCGCGCCGGATCGTCGAGGTTCGCGCGGCCGTCGTGGAGAAGCCGGACTGGGCGCCTCCGACGCCGTCGGCACCAACATTCGAGTGCCCGAACTGCGGCACGACGATTTTTGCCGCAGGAGACACCGAGCAGGAAGAGACAGACAAGTGACTGAAACGATGATGGGCGTCCTCGTCCTGGCGCTGCTGGCGCTGGTGACGGAGGGGCTGTGGCAGGACTGGCGCACGAACACACGCGAGTTCCGCGAGATGCGTCGCCACCTTCTGCAGATGCAGGAAGACCGTCAGAAGGGTGAGACAAATGACTGAGGCTATCGCGATTGCCGCTGATGACGTGCAGGCCCGCACCGTCGCGGAGACGATGCTCGGCCTCATCGCTGATGACGGTCATGTCGAGGTCGCGCAGGCTGAGCTGGCTCGCCTGACTGGCCTGTCTGCGCGGACGCTGCGTCGTGCCCTTGATCGCCTGCGTGAGGCTCACTGGATTAGCGTCGTGCGTGAGGCGACTCCGAACGCGCCCGCGCGTTACGACCTGACGGACCTTGCGGACGTCGCGCAGGCGGTCGGCCTGAAGCCGCGCCGCGAAGAACCTGCAGCAGTATCTACCACGGGCACTGGCGTGCTGTCGGCTGAGGTAGCGGCGGACCCGATTGGAGCCGTCCAGCCTGGCCAGCGGTGGCTGATCGACCCGACGCTCCTGCAGGCCGGTTCGAACATCCGCGGTGACTTGAGTGTCGGTCCCGAGTTCGTGGAGACGATCGCCGGCCTCGGTGTCCTCAAGGACATCGACGTGTATCCGACGCTGACGGGCTTGGTGGTCCTCGACGGCCACCGCCGCCACCGCGCGGCCATCGAGGCGGGCTTGGAGACAGTGCCGGTGCGTATCGTCGACGTGGCGAACGACCTGGACCGCATCGGCTTGCAGCTCACCGAGAACGACGCTCACGAGCACACGTCGACCGTTGACCGTGCGCGCGCCATTAACCAGCTGGTCCTGATGGGTCTCCCGGCCTCCGAGCTGCGCAAGCGCGGCGTGAAGGCCAGCGAGGCCACGTTGGCCCGCCGCGTCGCTAACGCCTCGCAGGAGGTCGCGGACCTGGGGGAGTCGGCGAATCTCGGCCTCGATGATCTCGCGAAGATCGCTGAGGCTGAGGCTGACCTCCCCGAGGACATCGCGGGCATGGTCGTCGAGGAGATTCGCGAGGCCCCCGGCAAGATCGATCATTTCCTCGAGCGCGCCCGCGACGAGGCACGCCGCCGTCGAGTGTATGAGGATGCGGTCCTCGAGCTGCGCCAGCAGGGCGTCAAGGTCATCCGCGAGGACGAATTCTACGACGGGTTTCCGAAGAGCAACCAGTTTCTGTGGAACCTGGTCGACGAATACGGCAACTCGGTTGAGCCGCACGACAACTGCCCCGGCAACGTGGCGTATGTCTCGGTGATCGGCTCGGGCGACTACACGAATGTGCAGACGCGCTTTGTGTGCATGGACTACGCCTCGCACGGGCACTTCACCCGTGAGGACAGGGCGAGGACAACGCAGGAAGCCGATCGCGCAGCGACCGTCGAGGCGAACCGTCAGGCAGCTCAGGAAGGCGAAGTGCGCCGTGCCTGGATCAAGGATGTGATCTTCAAGCGCCCTCTGCCGAAGGACACCGCGCTCCTAGAAATGCCCGTCATCTTCAACCAATACCAGGTGTCCGACGCATCGCAGGCGAAGGGCCGCGCGCTGATCAACTTCGATGACATGGGCTTCGGGCTCACGATGTCAGCCGCGCAGGCGTCTAAGGCACGCCTCGCGTGGTGCATCGGCGTCCTCGAGGGCGGTATGGGGCGCGATTACTGGCGCAGCCCCAGGGGCGAACGCTTTGACAGCCTCGTACAGCTCTACCTGCGAACCCTGGAACGCTGGGGATACCCCCTCGGTGAGGGCGAGGAGGCGTTCTGCAAGAAGGTCGAGGCTGCCTCCCATGTCGTCACGTGGGGGCCGCGAGCTGGGGAGGTGTACTGATGAGCGCCGATGACACCGTGTTCAGTGCTCTCGAAGACGCTGTGTCTGCGTTGGTTGCGGAAAAGCACGGGCCTGGCTGTGTGCTGGGGGCTTTTATCGTCGTCGCGGAGAGCATCGCCCCGGAGGATGGCCAGGACAGGAGCGCGTGGCTGTGCGAGGGATCGGGGTCGCCGCTGGCGCGTCGCGGACTCGTTGAGTGCGCGCGCGACATGTACTCACGATCGGTGAGGGGGCTCTCCGATGACTAACGAAGCATCAACGATGGTGGTCGTGGCTCGGGCGGCCTTGGAGGGGGCGCTGCGTGCAGCCCTACCTCACTTGCCGCGCCGTATACCCGAGGATGCGCCAGACAACGGGGCGGGCCTGCTGCGCCTGGCCATCGTCCAGGACTGCGTGATGGCGCTCGCGGCCGCGCTTGATCGCCAGCGCGCGATCGCGGTGAGATTCAATGTCCTTGATGGGGATAGCTACGCCGATGGCGTGAAATCAATGTGGCTGCGTCGTTCTGCGGTTGAGTCGTTGGCGACGTTCCTCGCGGGGGTTCCCGTCGAGCGGGTGAGCCTTCTCCTCGATGAGAGGGAGGGCATCACTGTCCAGGAGACGGGTGTCTTGTATGGGCCTCAGATGGCGCGTGTCGCCCCGGCTGCGGAGCCGATGGATGAGGACCGCGTCGACGCAGCGCGCCTGCTGCTGGATGGAGCGCAAGCCGTGCTCTATCAGGATGCGGCCGTGGAGATGGACCCTGCGGTCGTCCGCACGTTCGCGGCGTCGGCTGCGGCCTGGCAGATTCCTCTGCGGGTCCGCGTCGGGGATGGCTATGGGCGGTCCTCGTTCATCTGGGGCACTGATGCGTGCCTTGGCTGGTCCGCTGGCTCAGTACTGCTTCAGGGGCCAGTGACGGGAGAGCTCCTATACGACGGGCCGTCAATCCCATACCTGGAGAATGCACTGCTTCCACCTGTGCCCATGGGGAGCGTTAGTGAACCAGCGGGGCTGCGCGTCTACGAGGGAGGGGAAGGACTGTGACTGAAGAGCTCCTCTCCGAAATCGAGCGCGCGAATCACGTCCGTGCCCTTGAACGGGAACTGGCACGGGTTCAGGCGCATGCGATCAAAACGGCGTCCGAGCTGATCGATGTCGGCGCTGACACCGCCGAGAAGTATGCGCAGACGCCCGAGCAACGTATGGGCATCCGCAGGACCATCGGGGCTGTCGTCGACGAGCTCATCGACGGACTTTACCCGAAGGCAGGAGACGAACGTAATGAATGACGCTGCCATTGCCCCGCTGTGGGAGATCGGCCCATTCGATCTGCCCCAGTCAGACATGCTCTCGCTCAACGGCCGAGCCGACCGGCGCACGCTGTCCCCGCGGATTCGGACCCTGCGCATGCAGGCCCGCGTGATGGCCCGCGCGGCCCACTGCCCGACCTTCATGCGGGCGCGACTCGTCGCGTGGATTCGGTTCCCCGATGGCCGCCGCCGCGACCTCCACAACTACATGCCCACGTTGAAGGCTCTCGTGGATGGCCTCGTGGACGCCGGACTGCTCCCAGACGACGATGCGCGTCACCTGCAGGGACCGGACATGCGCCTCGACCCCCGTCACACCAGCAAGCGCATGGGCATCCCCATGTGCTCCATCCGATTCACCGTCATGCCCTACGAAGAAAACGAGGAAGACCAATGAGCGGCGAAACACTCGTCACCCTCGTCGGTAACCTGACCGCCGACCCCACACTCCGCTGGACACAGTCCGGCTCCGCCGTCGCTGACTTCACGGTGGCCTCCACCCCGCGAACCTACGACCGCAACGCCGGTGAGTGGCGCGACGGCGACACCCTCTTCATGCGCTGCTCCGTGTGGCGCGATGTCGCCGAGAACGTCGCCGAGTCCCTCCGTAAGGGCATGCGCGTCATCGTCGTCGGTCGCCTGACGCAGCGCTCCTACGAAACGCAGCAGGGTGAGCGTCGCACGGTCGTCGAGCTGCAGGTCGACGAGGTCGGCCCCTCCCTACGCCGAGCACGCGCACAGGTCACCAGACACCCGGCCGCCGACGGCGGGGCAGGATACCCGCCCCCGCCTCCACCTGCGTCCCCCCAGCCTGCCCAGACAACGCAGCAGGCGCCGCAGGCACCGCAGCAGCCCGCGCCCCGCCAGATCGTCCAAGATGACCCCTGGGCACGCCAAACCCAGCAGGAACCCGTCTGGGAACCCCCGTTCTGATGGCCGCCTCCCACGCTCGCGCAGGCTGGGGAATCAACCCCGCCGAGCTTGACGAGAACCCCCGGCGCTGCCCCAAATGCGAGGCTCCGATACTCCCGGGCCGGGCGCTGTGCCACCCCTGTTACGTCCGGGCCGAGCAACAACGCCGCGCCTTCACGGAGCGAGCTTGGATGACGAGGAACTACCCCGACTACAGGCCCCGCAGCCTGTTCCCCGAAGACTACGACCAAGAGGAGGTGACCAGATGACCTGCAACGACTGGACGCCCCGCGTGTGTGACTCATGCGGCGGCGCAATCAACCCCGTCACCGGCGAATGCCGGTGCTCAGACTAGAAAGCGACACACATGTTCTTCCAACTTGGAGACGAGCTCCGGGGCAACCCGAAGATTCAACGCCTCGCACGACGCGCCATGACCGGGGACCTCAGCGGCCTCGCCGCACTCGGCATGTGGGCGCTCGCGGGGACGGCCTGCCAGCAGGCGCTCACTGATGGAGTGATTGCGGTCGAGACGCTCGTCTCGGACACACTCAATCTTGAAGTCGCGACTCAGCTGGCGGGGATGCTCGTCGAAGAGGGCCTGTGGCACGCGCCTGGACACTCGTGCGAACGCTGCGTGCAGCCGCCGCAGGGGTCGTTCATCTTCCATGACTGGTTCGATCTTCGCTACGACCGTGGCGAAGACGTGCGAGTCACGAGGGGAAAGCGTGCGGAGCTGAAAAACAGGAAGATCACAGATGCTGTGTGGCTGCGCGATCGTGTCGGCGGTGTCGAGCGCGGCGGCAACATGGTTGCCCCGTGCCGCTACTGCGGGACGAAGGTGCAGCGCAAGGACCGCAGCACGTGGCAGTACGACCACGTTGAGCCGACCAAGTACATTGGCGCGGCCAACATCGTGATCGCGTGCACGGACTGCAACAAGCAGAAGCAGCAGCGCACGCCTGCCGAGGCGGGCATGGTGCTTCATCGCCCTGGGTGGATGCCCGGGCAGGCGGACTGGTCAGCGCCTCCGAAGAGCGCTGAGCGGAACACGGTCGAGGACACGCCGCGTCGCGGCGGAGCTGTCATGGTCGAAGCCGGGAGGGACGCGAATCCCGTCGAGGGGACGCCCTCGGGTCAGGTCGAATCCTCCCTCCCCTGGAATCCCAGCAGCCCCGCCGCCGGCACGGACGTTGATCTCCCGGACGCTCACGCGCTCGACTGGGGGCAGGCAGCAGGCGAGGGAGGCGAGGATCCCGTCGAGGCTAACGTCTCGGGTCAGGTCGAACCCGCCCCCAGCTTGCGCCGCGCAAACCCGCTCCGACCTGCGACGGCACCTGCGACGGCACCTGCGGCAGCCGCAGCGGCAGCCGCGACGGCAACAAATCCTGCCGCAGCGGCAGCCGCAGCGCAGGAAAATCTTGCCGCGACGGCAGCAAAGCGGGTGTCTACGCGCGCACGCGCGTGTCAGGGCAGGGAGGGGCAGGGCAGGGAACTAGATAGGGAAGGGTCTGGCTGGGAGACTGGCGGGGCCGGGCAGGGTGAACCTGCCTCACCCCGCAGGCGTAGGCCACGGCGCAAACGTCAGGTGAGAAACCCTGGCGCTTCCCCTGAAGGTTCTCAGCCCATGCCCAACCCCTCACCTGCTGGTCTGGCAGGGGATGCTCCTAGCCCACAGGTGGGTGGGCAGTGGGGGTCTCCCTGGTACCAGTGGCGAGGTCGTCCCCCGGTGGACGATGAAGCCGTATGCCCGATCCATGGGGCCGACGTGCCCTGCCGTTTCTGCATCGAGGAGGAGCCGTGCTGAACCGCGTGTGCTCGTCTGGGTGTACCTCGCCTGGTGAGCATCTTCCTGACTGCCAGGATGACTCATGCCGGGGCTGCGCCCCGAGTCCGGCCTACGTCGGGGTCTTGTGTGCCCGCTGCTGGGGGAGACTCCAAGCCGTCGTCCGCACGATGCCTGCCCTCGTCGACGAGCTGATGAGCGGGGACGACGCGCCCCCGGTGGTCTCCTCGTCCGGAGGTGGTCGCCCGCCTGGCTCGTCCTCGCTGTACCCGCAGCAGCGGGCAGCGGCCGACGAGCTCGCGGCGGCGCTGGCCTCGTGGTGTATCCAGGCAGGCGAGCATATCGGCGTGGAGGCTCCTCGGCCGTCCGGCCTGTGGTGGTCTGCTCCTGGTCGCAAGATCGACTCGGAGACGGGCGAGGCGTACCTCGTGGAGGCAGAGCCGGTCGGCATCCGTGTCCCTGCGGCGCTGACTGAGCTCGTGCGATGGATTGACCCGCTGCTCGACCGTGTCGCGGCCGCCCCGTGGGCGCCCGAGATGCTTGCCGACCTAGCAAGGCTCGACGCTGGCGCACGCGCAAGGTGGGCAGTCGAGGAACCAGAGCGGCGCGTGCAGGACATCGCCTGCCCGTCGTGCAACGCCTACTCGCTCGTGGTCACGCCCGTCCGAGTCGTCGGCGGGCAAGAACAGGTCACCTGCTCGCGCATCTCCTGCGGGCGTGTCCTGTCCTCCCAGGACTGGGAACGACTGCGCGCCTGGTCGGTCCTGGTGGCACGCATGTCAGCAAAGACCGAGGAGACCTCGGCATGATCGTGGCGGGGGAGGAGTGGGAACGACAGTGCGATGTGCCGAAGCATGTGCCCGGCCTCCCCGCGTCAACGGTCCGGGTGTGGGCAGCAGCAGGCCGGGTGCGGTCGGTCAAGGTCGGCGGCTCCGTATGGGTAGCAGTCGAGGATGTACTAGCGGCTGCGGCCTCATCGCGCCGACGCTGCACGACACGACACGCGAACCAGGTGAAGGTTGATTGACAGCGCCGCATGGCAGTTGTAACATTCGTGCCAACGGCAGAAGTGTCGAACAAGCCCCGAGGCGGATAACCGTCCGGGGCTTTCGCGTACCCGCCGACACAGCGGAGCTCCGAGAGGATGAAGCGTCATGGCGTGGTCATCGAGCGATCGCGCATCGCGGCTCCCGCCTGACTGGGACGAGCGCCGCGCCTTCGTCCGCGCCCGCGCAGGCGACAGGTGCGAAGCGCTCCTGCATGACGGAACGCGCTGCCCTGCAGCTGGTGCCGAGTGCGACCACATCACACCTGGCGACGATCATCGAGCGACGAACTTGCAGTGGTTGTGCTCGTGGCATCACAAGCGCAAGACTCAGCGAGAAGCCGCGGCCGCATTAGCAGCAGAGCGGGCGCGAAACGCACCACGCAAGCGCAAGCATCCTGGCCTCATCGACTAGACCCCCACCAGGGACCCCCTCCCCGCCCGGTCAGGACAC